CACTGCGGATGAGAAGCGAGAGGCTACTGCTGATGAAAAGAAAGTGGCAGGCAAAAGGTGATAGTTGCGGTGATAGTTGGCTTTTCCTCGAAAAGAGAAATCCCCCAACCCGTTAAGGTTGAGGGATTTAAAGTGGCTCCTGCGGTTGGATTCGAACCAACGACCTAGTGGTAGTTTGCCCTTAACCCTCAAGGCATTGTGACCTGATGTCACCCATAGACGCTTGTAGAGTCACATAGACGGTGATAGTAACGGTGATATGGCTCATTTATACAAGCAGAGTGAATCAAGGTTCTGGTGGGTGAAGTTCTACGGCCCGGACGGCAAGGCCGTTTACAAGAGCACCAAGCAGACGAGCAAGCGGAGAGCAACGAAGGTGGCCGAGGACCTGGCAGCAGAGATGCGCCGGGAAGCCTCCAAGGAGACCGGCCTGGCCAGGACCTTCCAGGATCTCCTGCGCCGGGCAGCGAACGATGCTGAGGAGGGAGTCCTGACCTTGGAGAGGACCGAGTCCCTGCTCCGGAGGGCTCACCAGATTGCCAACCCGGACTACCACCGGGTGACGTTGGACGAGCACCTCGAAGCCTGGATTGAAGGAGAGGCCGTGCACGTCTCCGGAAAGACCGTGGAAATCTACACTAACGTCCGTAGCCTTATGGCCCGATCCCTGGGGAAGAAGACGGCCCAGGGCCCCATTGACCAGGTGACCACCCCAATGGTTCAGAAAGCGCTCAACAAGATCAACCAGGATCATGCCGATTCTTACTCGAATCTTATCCTCCGGGCCTTCCGGAGAATGATGGAGGCCGCGGTCCAGCAGGGGCTTATTGCCAGCAATCCGGCCGGGCCCCAGATCAGGCCCTTCAAGGAGCGGGACAGCACCCGCAAGGAGCCCTTCACCCGGGAGGAGTTCTCCACCCTCCTCTCCTTCACCCGGGAGGCTTACGATCACGATGAGTGGTTCGGCCTCATCCTGATCGGGGGACACACTGGCCTGCGCTTGGGGGACATCCTCGGGCTGACTGACAAGAACGTCCACAAGGGCAACCTGGTGGTCAAATCCGCGAAGACTGGGGAGACGGTCACCATCCCCCTCACTCCTCCGGTCTACGGGTGGACAGGGAAGAAGAAAGGGTCCTTCTTTCCCCTGCTCTCCAGTAAGACAATCCAGACCATCTCTGGCACCTTCACCCGGATAATGGACCGGGCAGGGATCGAGCGGGAGGTGGAGACCCCCGGAGGGGACGTAGGCAGAAGGAGCTTCCACAGTCTGCGACACAGCTTTGCCTCCTGGCTGGCCAACGCAGATGTCCACAGTGATGTTCGCAAGAAGCTCACAGGGCACAAGGCAGACGGCATCCACGCTCGGTATACCCACCTCGATGAGGCTCTGTCCCGGGCCGTGGAGAATCTGCCCGGAGTGTCAGAAAAAAAAGGTTCCTCCTTTAAAGGGGGGGGCTAAAATCAGGGCATGAACGAACCCGCATGGTTCTCAGTTAACGAAGCGGCCCACTATTGCGCTCTATCTAAGGCCACTATTGACCGGGAGATCAGAAGGGGGAATATCAAGAGCAAGCTCTACACCACCGGCAACGGGAGGCACGGCCGCAAGCGGAGGCTTGTTTCCAGGGCTTCTATGGACAACTGGATCGAGTCTCTTCCTGACGCAGGAAGCCAGTTGAATTAAATCCAACTTTTTTGCAAACAGCGATTTAAAGATCGGCTAAGCGGCAGAAATGCCGGGTTGCCTACAAACTCCACTTGGGCATTGGAGCGTTTTTGCGTCTCCTTCGACGAGACGCTACGCGAGCAAAAGCCTCCTCTAGGACAACGTCCACGGGGTCAGTTGTATGCTCCTGAGAGGCCGTTCTGGCCAGCTCAACGAATTTTCTCTGTTCCAGCTTCGACAAGCCACTCTTGGACTCCCGGCTGGAAAAATGCTTCCCGTAGGTCTTGGACATGAGTTTTGCGGAGGTCAGCCTCCTTTTTGGTTTCCGCTGGTGGCAGAGTGTCATCGTGCTCTACCAATCTGCGCTTCTGTAGGAAAGTAATGATATTGCGGCCGTGATCAAGCCTGCGGGGTTCTCTCCCGGTGGGGAAGTAGACCTCCGCGGCAGCATCGAAGCTACCCTTAAAGGCTCCGATCTCTCCGGTCCAGCCGTTCTTTGCCCAGGTATCTTTCTCTGCGAACCACATCAGGGCCTGGAGGTCGTCCGGACTCATGCCGAGCCTTTCAGCGGCTCTAGCAAAGACCATCTGGCCGAGGGCAAAGTCGAGGTTGTTCACTCCTGTCTCAGACTCGGGTTGGATCCTCCAACGCTGGGTGCCCCTGTGAAAGATCCTGCGCAACGTCCGAGCGGCCCAGACATCGATGGTTGCCCGGAGGGATGTCCCAAAGAGGTTCATCGCGAACTGCGGAGTTTTGGGTGCTGCTACCTCTTGGAACCAGACTCCGGCTAGCACCTTGAGGACCGCGCTGCCGTTTGCATTAAACAGTGCTCCGTTGTACTGCTGCGGCATCAGGTTCTTTGCCTCGATGTAATCATCTGCCAGCTTCGACAGGGTCTTCCCTTTGGGCTTGATCCCTTCTTTTATCAATAGCTCCCGAGTGGCCTCGATGCCCTCTTTCATGGCCCCGCGCAGAGCCAGGTAGGCTGGAATGGTTTCGTCAAACTTGCCGTTCTGGTACTGGTCGAGGACATCCATCGACTGGCTGAAGTTCGTCTCGACCGGGGTCTGAGCAGAAGTGGCCCCCAGGAACTGCGTGAAGATGTCGAAAAACTCCCCCAGGGCACTGCCTAGCTTCTCACGCATCCGGGAATACCAGCCCAGGCCGGATGCGATCTCCGGAATCTGCAGAGCCTTGGTCGCTTCATCGACAAGACGGTCTGCAGCGGCATCGACCGATCCGTTCTCGGCCAGCTTGCGCAGCTTGTTCTTGTTGGGGCCGGTGAGGTCGTAGTGCCTGTTCCCGTCCTCTAAGTAACCTATGGTCGGATCCCGGGGCGCCGGGTGAGGTTCGTCTACAAAGGGCCCCTCGGTCAGCTTGTAGGGGACCTCAATCGGTTTCGGCTTGCCGTCCTTGTCTAGCGCAAGCTCTCCAGTCCGGTGGGTCTTGTAGCGAACCGGGATGGCCTCTGGGCCATGCTCTTCCCCCTTTAAGGCTCCCTGGTCCTTGAACCTTCTGGCAGGTTGTCGTCCAGGCCGTCCGAGTCCGAGGGCCTCGGAATACTTTTCGTAGACTGTCTGGAGACGGGAGCCGATCCTACGGTCCACCCCTGTGAGTATATTGGGTCGTCCGAGGCTGCGCGCCTTAGCTTTAATGGCCTGCCTAAAATATCCACCTCCGGGTTCTGATTTGATGACGTTTCCATCTTCTTCGACAATATCGTCTGGAGTCCAGTTATTGAATTCGTAAAAGGTGTCCGTGTCAAACAAGACTGCTTCGTCAATTTTGACATATTCCCTTACTGCGTTGAGAGCTGCATCCCGGATTGCCGGAGTGATGTCCGGGTTGAAGCCCAGGTGAACCAGGTTGAAGCCTTCTGGAGTAGGGTAAAAGGCAAAGTCCTCAGCGGCCTTGCGCTTCTTGAGCCCGGCATCACGCAGAGCCTTCTTGACCGTTCGCATGACCCCGGTCACCTCACCCTTGGTCTTCAGGCCACGTCCGAGATAGAATTGAGCCCCGGTCATGTCTCCACCTTCGACCGGGTTGTAACCAGCTACAGCTTCCTGGTAGGTGTAGTAGCCGCGGATCAGGGCATAGAGTTCGGCCGCTTCCCGTGAGACGAAACCTCCAACTTGCCGGGCTTGGTTGATCTCAATCTTGCCGGTCTTGTTGATGTAGACGCTCATCGCAGGCTCGGTGGCCTTCAGTCCCTCCGGACCGAGCAAGCCAGCCAGTCCCATCTCGTGAGCGATCACGTCTCCGGACTTGGGATGAGATATTGCCTCCTCGATCTCCTCAAAGAACCTGCGCTGAACGGATGCTTTCGCGGTATGCAATCCTCTCAGGATTCCTGCGCCAAACCCGGGTTGGTTCTCGACTGAGACAACCGGCTCGGCCGGGTCAAAGTAAGTTGGGTAGTCCCCCACCCACTCCGGCTTGGCAGGCATCCTGCGGATGTCGTCACTCTCTAGGTCAAACCGCTCTGACAGCGGGATCAGGTTGCCTTGATCGTCGTAGGTCGCGGGGTCGGCTGACTTGATCTGGTTGGAACCAAACACCGCTACAACGTCTCCCTCCGGATGCGAGATATGCACTGAGTCTCGTCCCCTTTTTCTAAACTCCGCAACGTCCTCTGCGTCCCATTCAAAATGCCTCCCGTCTGTCAGGCCGTTAATGCGTTCGGGGTTCTTTGATAGCACAAAAAGCTCCCGCACTTTAGACCCAAACCTTCCAGCGAAATCCTTGCTGTCGCTAAAGTAAGCTGGTACGTCAAAGCGAGTGAAGGACTCGTCCTCAGTGCCGTGGTAAAGACGCGCCAGCCCTGCTTTCTCAGCAGCTTCATCCACCAACCTCTGCGCGGTCTCAGTGTCACCGGTCTCGACCGCAGCCCGGTGGTCCGCGTCTAGCTGCTCCGGCATCCTCCGGATGTCCGGGTCTAAGGCATCCACTACTTGCAGTTTTGTGGCAGTTGGATCCACTCCCAGGCCTTTCACCCTGGTCACTCCTTGCGGCCCCAGCATGTGCTCAGCCTCTTCTCTTATCAGGGCCCTCTCTCGGGGTGTAACTTCCTCGTAGATTGTCAGCTCGGAGCCTCTGACAAACCAGCGGATCCCATTCCGGGTAGGGTGCGCTCCAAAAGCCTGTACGTGAACAAGCCCTGTCGGCCCTCTGCGGGTCATCATCTCCCCGTCATCGTAGAGCCCCAGGAGAACCTCGTTCTCTTTGAGGGGTTCAGCCGGACCCGGCATCAGGTTCTGCTGCCATTCCTCTACGCGGAAGGGCAATGCCTTCGCATTGGCAAGACGAGCGCGATTGATGCGATCCAACCGGAAGCTCTTTATCGAAGCGTACTTGTTCTTAAAGCCCTTGAATATCGGCTTGAGGAGAAGCGGATTCTTTACAGTGTGTTCCTTGTTGATCTCTCCCAGAATCGCATTGAGGAAGTTGACCTTGTCCTGTCTGCCAAAGTGCTCGAGGTTGAGTTTCCCTTCCTTGTGATTCTTGGCCAGGATTTCCAGGTCCCGCATGATCTCTGCCGTGCTGTTGTAGAGTTCCTTGCCGAGCTTCGTATTGAATGCCTTCTCTGCGTTGTTCTGGAGCTGATCCATGTCGATCATCCGGAACAGGATGTTGCCATGTTTCGAGACGGTAATGTCGTAGGGCACTCCGAGCTTGCTCTTGGGGTGTCGGCCCTGCTTGGGGACTCGCTTCTTCCCTACCTTGTCCGTCGAGTAGACCCCGTGGTAGTGGAGATGGAACGAGTCACCAGGCACTCGGCTGACCGCATCTATCATCCCCTCGAAGATCTTTAACTGCCGCGGATTGTACCAACCACTCTCGTGCAGGAGTCGGAGGACCTCGTCCCACTGCGTCCTGGAGAGCCGGTAGGCCTTCTCCCCGTTCTTAAATGTGACCGGTTCCACTCCATACCTCTCAGCCAGATCCTGAATGATGGTGAGCCCTGCAGTCGCTCGTCCCTTCCAGGTTTCCTCATCGATGCCTTCCGGCCGTCCGTTGGGCAGATACTTGGTGTTGCCGTCTTCATCGAAAGCGTAGTTGACGATGTCTTCCTCGATAGCTCTGGCCTCTTCTTCCGCGGTCAGAGGTTCGGCCTGGCTTAGTGCTCGGTTGACGGCCTTCTCTGAGACGCTCTCGACGGTCCTCCCTGCGTTCTCTCGCAAGTAGGTCTCAGTCGCGCGAGCCAGCGTGGGGCTTTGTGCAATCGCACCCATGACTCCCTGGCCAGAGATAGGATTGCCGTGCCGGTCGAACAGCACTCCGTTCCTCAGAAGGAACTCCCGTCCGAATGCGAACCTGTTCAGCGTGCCATCGATGAGACGACGAACAAGCGGGTGGCGCCTGACCAGCTCCTGGAGTTTGATCCGGTTCCCGGACAAGGCTGCACCAACGGATTCCGCGTAGTATTCCAGGGCCAGTTCGTCGTCTCCGATCGTCTCTCCCCTGCGCGCTTCGTACTTCTGCTTCACTTCTTTGCCCAGCTCGTTAAGCGGCATCAGTTCCGGAAGCACTGTGCTGAGACCTGCTTCACCAGGGTCATCCGGGAGAATGATATTCCCCTCTGCGTCCATCCGGGCCCGGTCTCTCTCAGCCTGCAGTTCGGCCTCAGAGGGAAGGACCACCTCTCCCCGCTGGTTCTTCTTTGCCTCGGATAAAAGATACTGCGACTCGGTCATGCGCAGGGCCCCGTTAGCCCCCACAAGCTCTTCCTTGACCAGGTCAACCAGTCCACGGTCGTGGAGATGGTGAGCAACTTCGTGGCCGATCAATGCCCCCATCGGATCCGAGGATCTCGTCGCGATGGTCATCCGTTTTGTGTGGTTGTTCCAGGAGCTTTCTGTCGCGTCCGGGTCGAATACCCACTGAATGTCAGGGAAGGTCGCTCCATACACTCCGGCTTTTCTGCGGTCTACTGGAGATAACCGGTCGAACGCAGCTCTTTGCTGATCGGTGTCGAGGTCCCTGCGGAGTTCTGCAGCATCAGCCAGGGCCATCCTGTCGAACTCAGCCCTCTTTGCTATCGCAGGCATCCCTCCCATGCCGTGCACCATGCCCTTTACCATTCCGGGAGAACTGAAGAGCAATCCCTCGGACATCATCTCTGCAGCCCACACTTCCGGGCCGCGGTGAAGGCTCCCGATCATGGCAAACGGGGCCTCTGCAATCATGCCCTTGGCTCCGGCTCCTGCGGCCCCTCCTGCCACCCGTGCCGGATAGCGGAAGAGGTCCATCCCCAGGGCCCCATTGCGCGCCCATACGTTTCCCCTCGAAGCCTCTGCCACTCGCTGCCAGTAAGGATTGGTTCCTCGTCGCTTGAGGAACTCCGATCCCATGCTCCCAGCCGTCAGGAATGCGGCCTTCAGAATGTTGAGACGCCCGGGGAGAGTTGCCAGCAGTCCCGCTCCGGCAAGCAGCGGCCCCCCGGCAGCGAACCCCGCTCCGGTGCCAGCAGCGGACCCTGCCATTAGTGCGAAACTTCTAAATTTAGTTGCGGTGGAAATGCCAACTTTCGCGCTGTCCAGCATATCGAGTGCCTTGGCTCCCCAATCTCTCTTCCCGAGGAACCTTTCTGTTCCTGACATGGCCTTCGACAGGGCTTCAGTTGTCTGCCTCCCAACTCCACGGGTCAGGTCTTTAAGCGTGCCTCCCAGTCCGGTGGTGGCTTCGATCTTTCCGAGTTGACCCTGCAGGTCTCCAATCTCGTCTGTGAGGGCTGCAACCTTTTGTTTGAAATGCCCGGCGCCCAATCTTGCCTGCACCCCCCGGTCGATATAGCGCTGAACAACCGCTCGTTTGGCCGTCTTCTCAGCGATTTCCCTATTAATCCTCGTCGCTTTACTCGTTAACCGTTTTCCGATCTTGAGGCTCCAGCTTGCCGCTAGCGTTGTGGGGATGGGAGCGTCAATAAATTCACCCAGAGACCCAAAGGCCACGTCGTGTTCTTGAAGGAGGTCCTCGGGCATTCTTGCCCTGGCCTCCCGGACCCACTCTTTCGCTCTCTCGATTTCCTCGAGTTGCTCTTCAAGGGTCTTTGGCCCAAGGCCCACCAGTCCCTGCATTACCTGCTTGAAGGCTACGGCTGACGCAATCCCATCCACCGCATCCATGTCATCGAACTCCTGCATGGCATCCTCGAACTCGTAAAGTTTCTGGACGTAGGTGTCTTCCAGGTCTTTGCCGTAGAGTTCTTTCCCGGCCCAAGCCCTCTGCAGTTCGAGTCCCTTGTCAATCCAGACCCAGTTCCTTTTCCCTTCTACAACCGTCTTGCCTATTGAAGCTGCCGCAATGTCATCGGCCATCTGCTCCATCTCCTCAAAAGACAAGCCAGCAGCTTCCCGGACTTCTCGCTGCATCCACGCTGCAGGGGCGCCGGGGATAAGGGGCCCCAAAGCAGGAGCGATGGGGGCGCCAAAAAGTTTAAGCCCCCCGAGCCAGTCGTAGGCTCGGCTCATCCATTCAGGGGTTGTAGCACGAGCCGTTAGCCCTGCAGCTTGACCCGCTTGCGGGACCATCTCCGTGGCTAGAGCCTTGAGCCCCATTCCGACTACCTTGTGAAAGGGGAGCTTCTCTCCAGTCTCCGGATCTCGAGGAGCAATCTTGTCTTCCCACTCGTCCCAGGCCCCTAGCTCGTACCATCTCGCAAATGCCTCCTGCCCCTCATGCAGCACCGTCCCCTTGTCCATGAAGTAGATTCGGCCATCCTCAGTCTCGCTGAAGTCGTCCCGAATGAATCCTCGATCGTAGAATTCCCTATACCTGTCAGCCTCTCCCGGCCCCAGGACGAACTCCGACAGGTTAGCTTCAAAGACTCCGCGGGGAGTGATGGTGCCTTCCGGGGAGACCAGTCCCAGCTCCTGCAACTCGACCAGTTGCTCGTCAGCTTGAGGCTCGAGGATCCCTGTTTGCTCCGGCATTTTACTGGCTGGATAGTTCCTGGAGATAGGGGATAACGTGCTGCAGTGACCAGGCTTGCTCGCTGATCTCGGACCCAGGCAACTCAGCCCCCTTGTCCCTCGCGGTATGAGGAGGGATAAAGGTCACTCCTGGCAGAGTCCCTAGTGTTCTGGCCAGGATCCGGGCATAGCCGCGGGGATCCTTCTCGATCGCTTCTCGCGAGGCTGCGTCGGTCTTGAAGAACGGCTCGGTGTAGTAGAACCTGGAACTCTTTCCCTTGTAGAGAATCCCGTCCTTGTTCTTGCCGGTCGAGCGAACTGATGTCTTTACCCCTTTCGAGCGGAACCAGTCTTCCGTCTCCTGCAGGTATTGCTTCACCTTGGCCACCGCGCTCGCTGGAGCGTTCTCCGGAACCACAGCCTCTATGCCTGGCGCCGGAGCCCTCTTGCCTTTCTCTCCGGCATTGAAGTCAGTCGAGACGACGTGCTTCACCCCCTTGAGCGCTGCCCTCGTTGAGGAAGTCCCCCGGTGGGCATCAAGAACCCGGAACGCTCCCGCGACCGGAGCCTCTGGGACGATCTCTGCCCGTGGAGCCCCCTCGATGGTTTCGTCTCTCAGTGCGAGCTTCTCAGCGCTCGACAAGTTGCTGTAGTCCTCGAAGCTGCCGGGGGCGCCGGGAGTGCCTTGGGCTTGCTCAAAGGCTGCACGGCTCTCCGGGTTAGCATACCACTCGGGGATCCCTCTTATCCCTCGAGCATGATTCCCCGGCCGAGCCGGAGATACCTGCTGAGAGACCCGTAGGTCCACTTTCTTGTCATCTGTCCCCGGAGCTACGGGACTGCTAGGGAGCTTTTTTTTTTGCAGCTCGTCCCTGATTGCTCTGAGCTTGGCCTGTGACTCCTGGCTGAGGTCCCGCTTGGGCTTGACCGGTTCTGTTTCCCTGGAGACAGGAGGCCCGGACCCCCGAGGCAGAACAAATCCGGTCTCTGTGAGTTCCTTCAGTTGCTCATTCCTTCTCCTGATCCGGTCGTTCAGGTCTTTTTGAAGAGCGACCACCTTTGCGCGGTTCGCTGCTTCCGGCAGTTGGTCGTTCCATGCAAACTGGAACAGTCTCTTCACCTCCTCAAGTGACGGGTTTCCACCAAAGAGTTCCTTGATGGATTTGGCAATAATCGAGTGCACCTTTTCACGTTGCTTGACGGTATTCGCTCGAATGACATCGGGTATGACGGTGCCCTGGAGCGGCCCGGTCTTGATTGTCCCGTCGTCGAATCCCTGGATGACCCCATCGAGCTTGTCCACCTCGTTTTGCGCGAGTACAGCCCCCCCGCTAGCCCACGGGACGAGATCCTTCGTAGCTTCCGCGTTGAAAACCTTCTCGGCTTCGGTCAGCGGCTGGCCGTCAGGCCCTAGCGGTCCAACATCAGCGTCGGGGACTACCTCCCACTCTGAGATTTGGATACCGTCCTGCTGGAAGGCTGACCGAGTGTATTTCTTGCCGTCAGGCCCCACAAAGGGTTGCTCCAGTTTGGTTATGGACCCTCTAGTGCCTTTCTGCTGAGCGAGGATTGCCTGCATAGCACTCGACTTGTAAGCATTGACGGCCTCCTGGTCTTCTCCCAGCTCCCTCAGGGAGCCGATAGAGATCTCTGCCAGCTTCTCCGGGTCTCCTTGTGAGTGCACAAAGTCAGCCAGTCCCATAGCCTGACCTTTCCGGGCACTAGCCTGGAGCTGCATTGTTTTCGCGGCAACTCCCGTCGTGATTGCGTCGGAGGCCAGCTTGAAGTTCGGCTCCATCGTTTTGGCAAACGCAAACCTCTCGCTCTGCCGGTTTTCCGGGTCGTTCAGAAAGTCGGCCGCGCCCTGGGCCATCTCCTTGATCGGGGAATCCTCCGGCAAGAACTTGGCCAAGGCCGTAGCCTGGACCTCCTTCTCTTTGGTGAAATCCTTGATTGCCTTGCGCTTCTCGAGGCCTTTCCCAACCCCAGCTCCGAGAGCTGCGAGCCCTTGCCCCATCGCTTCTGCGCCAATGGCTGCACCCTTCAGCATCCCGCTGGTATCTGCCCTCTGCAGCTCGGGCCTGATGGTATCTCCTATTCTTGGCATGATGTTTTATCTCCCAGCCCAGGCTCCCAGTCCCTGCGCGAGCCCTCCCCAGAGTTGACCGTGCATGGCCTGCTGGGCTCCGTAGGTGTCGGCCTGGTATTGTGTTTCCATGCCCTGACGCGCTAGGTCCATGTTCACTCCCATATCCGGGTTGAATACTTGCGGAGTCGCACGCTGAGACGCTCCCATTGCTCCTCCTGCTGTCTGATATGTGTAGGGCATTGCCGCTGCGGGTCGTCCCAGGACGGCCATCATCGGATCGGCCCCGGTTGCTCCCAGCATCTGGAATAGACCCCCTCCGGCTTGTTGCGCTTCTGCCCGGTTCCGACGCATGACCTCCTCGCGTCCCAGAGCCTCTGAGAAGATGCCCAGGTTGTCTCCGACCCTGCCACGGGCTGCAGTCGCTTCACGCGCGCTCTGCTGGGCCATTCGGGACTGTTCTGGAGTCACTCCCCGGGCCCGGGAATACAGATCCTCTGTGAGGCCGGTCTGGCTTTGGATCAGATTCTGCATTGCCGGATCGCTCGCTCGCAGAGCCGTTATGTAATCTGCTCCCAGATCACTTACGTCGCGCAGGTCAGCCTCTCGCTGCGATCTGGCCGTGGCAGCGCGCATCCTCTCCGTAACCGGAGCCGCGCGCTCGTATAGGGACAGAAGCCCTTCCTGGTCTCCCCGGCCGAACAGGGCAGTCTCCTGCCGTCCTAGCTCATTTTGGAGATACTCGGGTCCGTACTGTCTTTCGGCCTGTACCAGCCTTCTTTGGAATTCCGGATCCGTTATTCCCTGGCCTCCCTCCCAGTCTGAGCCAAACAGGAATCTTCCCATGCTCTGGTTCGCGTCGATGCGGTCTGGCATCGGTGGAGGATCTGATTTCTTGCCCATGATTCTTTAGAACTCTTACAAAGATCTTCTGCGACCACTCTACCAAGGTCGGTCCATCCTTTCTCTCGCGCAGGCTGTAAATCCGGGAGGTCAAAACATCCGGCGCCTGAGCAATGAGCTGCAGGCACAGCTCCCGCAGGATTCCGGGCTGGGCCCAGCAGAAGGCCAGGAAGAACGAGTCCCCGTCCTTATCGTCCGGGGTCCAGTTTTTGATGTCGTCCCAGGTCCAGTCCTGGCTGCAGCGATACCACATGAGAAGGCCGTCGATTTCTCCCTCGGTGCTGTGCCAGGCCAGCGTTTTCTTCAGGTAGTGGTAGGCAATGAGGAGCCGAACCACCTCCGGATCGAAGTTGTGGACAACCTCCACATTCTCGGGAGATGAGTAGACGTAGTCGTGCAGCCGGTTGATGAGATCCCAGACCGGGCCCGGGACCTGTTCCTTGTCGATCAGGCTCGCAACGTGACCGGCCTGCAGGATCATTTAGTTCAGGGTGCCAAAGACGATGAAATGAATAACCCGGTCGGTGCCTATTGCTGCTCCCAATGAAAAACTGCCTGCCGCGCGATTGAAGGAGTTCACATTCGGATTGCTGTCAGTCTTGCTGCTGGAAGACGTGCCCAAAGTGGCCAGCACAAGGTAGTTTGTGTCGCTCATGTTGTTCGACAATGTGACTTCGACAGTGTCCACGTCCCCCGCAGAAACCACGGTGGCACTTGTGGTGACATTGTATGCCCCTGCAATCGTCACCGACCCTGCTGCGCTGAACGGGATGACTCCCCATGCCCGGGGCAGCGGTAGATACCTCATAAAGTCGAGCTTCTTCAGATTAGCGGAATCATCCGTATCCGAAAACAGCATAACATCTGTCAGCGAAGGAACGGCCGTAAGCGCAGCCTGACCGGTGATGACATCGTTGTTCAGGTGCTCTTCATCAATGCTCCCGTCAACATACTGATCGGAATTGACGGAGTTGACGGCCATCTTGTCTTCCGTGACTGCATCGTCCTTGATCTGGTCGGTCTCAACTGCGTCGTCTGCAATCAGTGCCACTGTTATAGCGTCATCATTGATGTGACTGGTCGCGATCCCGTTTCCGCTTCCTGCAGCCTTCAGCCGCATCGCTCCGGATGACAGCTCGAGGGTGGTGTCGTCAACCGCGCTCGAATGAAACGCAGAATTCGTAAATAACGAGTTCAAGGTCGTGTGAGTGAGCTGGTCATCTTCCGAAAAGGAAGTAGTTGTAGTTACTTTTGGCATCAGGTTGTACTGGTTGCGGTGTTGAACGTGTTGGTGGCCCGAACTCCTACTGCGCGAAGTTCTGGTCGGCCAAGCGAGGGAGTCCAGTCGAACTGGCACGAGAACCCTCGCGGATTGCCGGTCCTAGCCCGAACTGAGCCTCCTTCGCTTTTCTGCAAGACGGCCCCGAGCATCGTGTCGATCGTGCCCAGAGTTGTCGTGCTGTCTGGATCTTCAGTTATAAGCGCGAGTGTCCCATCGCTAGCGCTCTCCGAGTCCGAAACGAACTGGGCCTCCAGGAATTGGAACCGCTTCCGCTCGATCGTCCCGTGCGTATAGCCCCGAGTGCGCAGTTGAGCTGGGATTGTGGTCTTGACCGTCGATGAGGCCCCGGCCGCAGGGGCTATGTCGTCCAGGTTTAGCCCTGTCTGGTCGAGTTGGTGCACTCCCCCGTCCTCAGTCACGGCAAATAGTTCGTTCACCTTGCCTGTCCTGGCCGGGATCAGCTCCACGATGCCCCAGTTGTCTGCGCTTGTGGAATCGATCGACTCCCAGCCCTGCGTAAGAAAGTTGAAAATGAAAATCTCGTTGTTGACCTCGCTGTCCCCGGTCGGGACTGCCAGCCAGTATTTGTTATCGTGGACGCAGGAAACGGCTTTGTCCGCATAAGCCCTGTTGATCCGCTTGATCTCAGAGTCAATCGCTTCTGAAAGTGGTTGGTCGAGGCCTCGCAGGTTGAGTGCGTCGGCAAAGGTAACTCCCATCACTCCGTTGTCGGAGAGGAAGAACAAGTGACCGGCATGGTAGACGATGCTCTTTCGAGCCAGGCAACCCATCTCGTTTGTAAGCATCCTGACCTGGACATCAGCCAGGCTCCCGGAAGTTCCCAGGAGTTGGTGGATCGAATTGCGGTTGAATACGACGAGCCGGTCTGAGTCGAACTGCTGGAGCCCCACAATGAAATCTGCAGTGCCTCCGCTGATGCGGAACTGGTTGTAGATCGTGTCAAAAGTGGAATTGTCCAGGATGTCACTTGCGAGCAGTTCGTCGTAGATTGCCGGGCTGCGACGTGCCGGGCTGGCCGCGGAATCGTGCGTGTAGGGTGTCCAAACGCGACGGTTGTGGTAGGTTGCCCAGGCAGAGGCCGGGTGATATTGGAATCCACCCCCCAGGCTGACGGGAGTCCGGATCTTGATGGTGACCCCAGAGTTCGTATCGTCAATTTCATCGTAAAAAACGAGGGTGTTTGCCCCGGTCTTGGTGATGGTAAACGTGTCGTTCAGCGTCAGCAGAGTTGTGGACTTGTCCGTAATGGTGATGGTGTCACCCGTGGAGAGACCGTGAGCCGATCCCTTGTCGAATGAGACCTTCCCGTCCACCGTTATGGTCGCAGTGCCTGATATCTCAAGGGGCTGGGTGTAGGTCCCGGAGGAGACCTTGGTGAATGCTGGAGTGCCTCCCAGGCCGGTCGAACCGTCATCCGGGTCGAACACCCAGGGAGTCTTCCCGTCCTGCCGCAGCATGACAACATCGAACTCCTGCTGGAGCTGTGCGTCCTGGTTGAGAGTGTCGCTCGGGTAAGCAATCGCGGTGGTGGTGAAGTCCGAGAGCTTGACCGCGGTCGCACCATCGTTGTCCGCGACGATGATATATTCGTCGTTATTGGAGTTAGGATTGGTGAACCGGCAGGCTCCGTAGATGGCCTGTCGTCCTCCCGTCAGCTTTGCGGCTCCTACTGTGCCCCCGGTCCATGACCCGCTCGTCCCTGAGATAGTAACGTCAAAAGTCGTCGTCGTCACATAGGTCGCAGCCCGATTCCCATTAAGCGTTCCGGTCCCACCAGAAAAGCCAGACAAATTGACGAGCCCCCCGGTGGAAGGAATGCCGTGAGCGGTCGGAGACCCCCCTCCGGTTGTGATCCGAATCCTGCCAGAACCCTGGTCCGCTCCTGTGCTGCTCCCAATCGCTCCAATCAGCACAATCGCAGAGGTGCCGGTCGATGCTCGCAAATAAGGGAACACGTCGCTCGAAAGCACAACTCCCGAGACGTTCAAGTAGCCTTCTCTTACCTTGGCCGTGCCGCTTTCCTCAAAGCGCATATTCTTGGAGATGGAGACATCCCCAGGCTTGAGCTGAGACGGCCGGAGCCGGGTGACTAGCGCTCGGAAGCCAGAGTCCCCATCGAACAAGATCGGACTGTCGAGGGCTTCAGGCATTTCTACCTGTAATAAGCCAGGACAGCTCCGCTCGAGAGTGTGATCTGCGAGAAGGAACCGTAGATAATCTGCCCCGAGTCGATTGTGAGAGTAACGTCTAGGTCCGTAATGTTCGAGGAAGTCCCCGAATTATTGATGACCGCTGCGGCCCCACCCACAGCCTGGACGGCCATGAAGTTGCCAGTCGTTGCCGCGGTAGAGTTGATGAGGATGGACCCGTTGCCACCCGTGAGGCTGTATGCCGTTTGTCCTTGAGCCATGCGGGGATTCTCTCACCCGCTGTCTGAACTATTTCTTGTCTCCGCGTGGCCTTCCGTAGGCCATTACCTTGCTTGGTTGCGGAGGGCTTGATCTATTGCCCGTTGCGCTGCCGTTTCAGAAAACTGCGCTCCAAGTTTTTTGCGCATCCGCTTAATAACCTCCATTTTGATTCTCTCCTCTTTTGCGCGTTGAGCGGGGTTTGGTCTTATTAGCCCCCTTGCCCATCCATTCTGCGCCCGTTTCTTCTTTGCCGCAGGGGCCGGGTCCGCAAACAGTCCCCCAAGAGCGGACCTCTTCTTGTTTCCCCTTGGACTTCCGTAGGCCATTATAGTTGTGATGACTGTCGAGCCTGGGAACTCCCGTGAGTCCTGACCCGGTGGTTTACAAATTGATTCCCGCGGTTCCGGTCGAGCCGCTCGAGTTCGCGCTGCAGGGCCTTGTTTGCCCGGGATTCCAGTGCGAATGACTTCTCGATAAAGCCGTCGCTGGCCAGGGTGTCAGCAAAGACCCCGAGCGAAATATAATCTCTCCACTCCATTGGGATAGAGGTCGTATCACCGTCCTGGTCACCGTAGGTTTCGGTCAGCCTGCGCTTGTAGGTGAGGTAGACGACCGGGAAGGATGCCGTTGCCGAGCTGATGTCGCTGGAACTGGTTGTGACTGAGAACGCATGGGTAATTGCGGCCATCGTGTCATCTACAGCCGTGTCCACCTGCCCTGAGACATTCGTAAGCGTAAACGTGTCATTGCAGAGCAAGTTTGCGGCCGCAGACGCAGTGGTGACCCCTTCGACCTTGACGGTCCCTCCAATGATCGCATCTGTCTTGTTCTGTAGCGTGATTGCCGCGATACCTACCCCAGATCCCCAGTATTTTATGACGTTGGAGGCCCCATAGGTAACCTTGTACCCCGGGAGGATCACCCCGTCCTTTGCCATCAAAACCTCGTATTCTCGAGGACTGGTGACGGCAAACGGGTTCGCGTCATGGGCCCGGAGCACAGTGTCGATGTCTCCTGCCATGATGCTAGTAACGTCAGCAGTGGCAGATGTTGTCCCCACAAAGGGGACGTAAAGATTGTCTGGATCCGAATCGTTGACGACCCGTTCCTCTCCGGTTACCAGGAACTGGTCCCAGAGATCCGACTCACGATAGGCAGCCCGGGCCCTGGAGTTGACCAGGTGACGAATGCGAGTCTTCTCAACATCTATAAACGTCGCGCCATGCAGCGCTTCGATTGTCGAGAGCAGGTTCGCATAGGTCTCGGTCTGGCTCATCAGTCGTTACTTTTCAGGTGAGGGTTTCGCTTCAGGTAATCCCTGGTGAACTCCTCATCGTCCCAGCAACCTGGACGGGAGGTAGCGAAGGCAAAGTATTCCTCGGCCGGGATCGAGGCCCGGTGTTGGTAGGTCTTTTGCTTCTTGAATCGGACATCTTCTTTCCAGGATCGAGCCTCCGCGGCTGAAGCCTGGTTGGCTTTCCGCTCGTTTTTAGCCAGGTTTTGCGCCTGCTTTTGTACGGCCCCGTGCAGTTCCCTGAAGAGGCCCTCGACGTTCAGGTTCTCGTCTTTGAGGGCCGTTTGCTGCTGCAGGTATGCGTCCCTGCGCTCGAGGAGCTGTCCCCCTCTCCGGATCTCTCCTTCCTGCTCCCGGGTGAGGTTCTCTACGACTTGAATCATGTGAGCAAAGGGCCCCCCGGCCAGGAGCGGTTCGCTACAAACTTGGCTTCCTGGCCGGGGTTTCCTTGGTTTGATGAAACAAATTTATCGGTCGTTATTCACTAAACGCTCTCAGGGTTGAGACGCTTCATATCGACAAAGATCGTAATCTTGCCGGTATCAAGGGTATCCACGTTCGCGCCAGAAGCGGTGAACAGGATGTCGATAGTGTCAGCGGAGGTGTAGAGTTTCCCCTGCTGCTCCGTTCCGGTTCCCCCGTCGAGGTAGGCACCGACTCCGTTGGAGTAAGTAACCTCGGTCGCATCGACGTGCGTCTCGATGTTGTCCAGGAAGCCGTCAGGATCGCTGCCGTCCCCGATATCGAGAGCGAGAGCACTCGTGGAGCCCCCGTCGAAGGGGGTTTCAAGGTAGTAACCTACGGCCCGAACGATCCCCCCGGCCGGAATAGCCAAGGTGAAGGTCTGGGTCGTAGCCGCTGCGGTGAAGTCACCGTGTTTGATTGTGATGTAGTCTGAGTATCCGTTGCTCAGCTCGTTGTTTGCTACTCTAGCCATGATAGTTGTTCCTTTCGTTAGTTAGAATTTAGCTGCGAGCTTCGTCGATTTTCGCGTGGGCCCTTGGATCCAGGCATTCTAGCGTCAACCAGGCCTCGCAATAGCCGCGGTCACCACCACCCTGATCTGGGAGGGCCACCTGCTTGAGCGGAATCAAACTAGCAACTCCGTATGCCTCGGTGTTCACAATGTGAGCCCGATCGTGGAATGTAGTATCGACGCTGCAGTCGGGGTTCGAGTTTGCCAGCCGTAGATCCCCAAAGTCACTCCGGAACAGGTCAACTGACAGGACGATCGTCTTGCCGGTGCCCGAGATGTTGTAACGCTGGGTGTCGTTGCTAGCTCCAGTCCTCATAAATTGACTGATACTTTCCCTCACTTTCGTGTCTGCGACACAGGTCACGTTCTGCAAATTGCCAGAGACATTATACATCGATGCCAGCGCGGTGTTGAGGTCTTCCTCAGTCACGTCAGCGTTCGACTTGGTAATGATCTGGTCGCTCGAGGTCCGATATGCGGAAGGCACGTCGGAAGGGCCAGCCGAGTCAATCCAGTCAGTCAGGCCGCGCATGAGCGAGACCGCAGAACCGGATCCAGTCTGCTTGTCGTTGGCCGAACCAATCGCGGCCTCGATATCTCTTTTCAGCTCACGCAAACTTTTAACTTTCGCGTGGCTGCTGTCTACTCCAATTGACGAGACGGCGCTCTGTACCTGGCTTACCATGTAATCGCGTCGGAAACCCTGAATTCTATTGCCGAGACGAGCCCGGTTTTCGAATTTGTCATTAAACGAGGTGATATCGCTTCCTTCAGCGATGCCTGTGAAATCGACGGCTGCAAGGCCATCGCAGGTCCACTCGTGGTTTGTTGCTTTCGCTTTGCGTTTGGGGGCTAGCGAGGTGAGCGGGGTCGAGGTCGGATCCATTTGCGTTAACAAATCGGTCAAATCCTCTCTATTGCTCACCGCAGAACCGGTCCCGGGCGCAGCCGGGTTGTCATAAGAGCTACTAAAAGCCATAATAGATGTTCCTTTCGGTTAGAATTAGTTGTTTTGAAGAGTGAGAATTTCCTCCAAGATCCTGTAGTCCCCAGTCTGATCGAATTGCTGTTGCAAGCTCTCCAGTCCTTTGACCGGCCCTGGCGCCTGCTTTGCAGGAGCGGCAGTTCCAGCGCTTGGATTTTCGGGAGGTCTCATCCGGCTCTGCGGTTGTTGCTTTGCCGTCTGGCCTTTCCCGGCCTTCCGTTGCTCTGAACGATGAATGGAATCCGCAGCGTGAGCTAACACGAGCGGGATCTCGGGGAACTCGTCCTTCAACGCTTGTAGGCCGGGGTGACTCATCACACCTTCCCACCGTTGCCGGATCGGGTTCTCTTCTTCCTTCATCCACGCGAACTCATCCTCCGCAATCTGACGTGCTTGCTGACGCTCCGCTGCGATGGCCTGCTTTTCTTGCAGTTCACCGTAGCGGTTTTTCAGATGTGTCGAGCGTGCTTTTCTTGCACTCCGAGCAAGTCCCTTTATCTCCTTGAGCGTATACTCCCGGCCATCTTCCTCGTGAACGATGGCATCGGAATGCTCATCTTCGTTTTCCTCGAGGAGGTTGTCGGCCCACTCAATCATCTCGTCAACTTCTGCGGCTTTCTGCTGCAGTTCCTCGACGGTCTCGACTTCGCGGTAAGGATTCTTATCTGGGTCGGAAGGCCGCGCTAGCGGGTCTTCCTCTTGCTTGGACCTGGCCTCGAGCGTTGCCCGGAGTTCGCTTCTCTCCTTAATCAGGCCAGCGATGCGGTCTGCTCCGCGGCTATTTAGGTGATCGGCTATCCCCTGCCACTCGTTCTCGGTCAGGTTGTCCAAGTCCAGTTCAGCGACTGTCTCCGTTAACCCCTCGTCGGAAAGTTGCTCGGCATTCTCATGGCCTGCCTCCCCCTCGGATTGGTCTTCCGGAGCCTGGGCCAGGAGCGCAATTGCCTCTGCTTCCGAGAGGTTGTCGTCTCCTGTATGTAGCGTGTCCTGTTCTTGTTCGGGAGACACGGTCCCCGATTGATCTTGGTCTGTCATTACGTTCTCTTTGCGCCCGAACGGTTGCGTGACTCAAATCTCGCACACCCTGTCTGAACTATTTTGAGAACGTCTATTCCTCTCCCAGGATCTCGTGAGCCAGGCCATCGAGAGCATCGATTCTGCCCACTGCCTTCCAGACCTCTCGCTCATTATCGGCCTCTCCCATGCCGGTGAGAACGGCTTCCCTGCGGGAGGCCAGCTCTTTCACGATGATCTTCGCGTAATCGGTCGTCCTCAGATACTCGAGGGCACCTTCAAAAGTCTGCGGGTCCATTTTTTAGCCTGCTTGCTGGATTCCTTGGAGATCGGCAGCCTCTGTTCCCAACTTTCCGGTCTCAGCATTCTGAACCTGCTGGAGCTGGTGCTGGATTTGTCCAAAGTACTTCTGGAGCCGGGCTGCGAACGCTTCGTCATTCTGCGCGCGCTCGGCAACGTCTGGTTGCTGCATATATTGCTGGCCAATCTGCATCGCGATCTGGTGACCGGAGGGCCGGGCCCCTATTTCGAGCCCCGCATATATCATGCTCAGATCCTCTGCCACGTCCCTCGCTGCCTTGGCCGTCCCCTGCTCCTCTGCCTGCAGGACGGTATCTGCCAGGACCGGGTCGATCGCTGCCGCAGCAAAATCGAGCATTTTCGAGATGTCGATCTTGCCGGTGCGATCGTATTGGACGAGTTGGAGCATCTGAGAGAGCTTTTTCTCCACCGTCTCCGGGTCGTGATTCTGCGCGTCCCAGGAAACATGGAGGTCCATCTCGTGATTCGGATCCATCTTCTCGAACTGCT